CGAAGCACTCGCGGGCGATGCTACCAATGCGTTGCCAGTCGGCGGGTATGGCGCGGGCGGGTTCTGGCCGGAGCGAACCGGCGTGCGGCGCGGGCCAGTTGACAACGCGGCTCGCGCCACCGCCTACATTGACTCTGAGGGCAATCTGGCAACTCGCGGGCCAGTCACGACTGATGAGCAGTCCATCCGTGATGATTTTCCCGGCACGGGGTTGACCCAGACGATCACCGGAACCACGACGCTCGCCAACGGCAGTACCGCGATCACCGGATCGGGTACGCTGTTTCTGTCGGAGCTTGACCACGATAGCTATATCAAGTTATCAGCCGATACCGAGGCGTCGTATGTTCGGATTGCCAGTGTTGAGAGCGATACCGCTGCTACCCTCGTTGCCACCTATGCTGGCACGGGCGGCAGTGCCACAGGCGCGCTTACCGTTGAGTTCAAGCCCACCACGGGAACGGGCGGCACAATCAGCGTAGCCAATAGCAGCGTCACGTTAGCAAGCGGCACGACCGCCGCAGCACTCACCTACCTGAGTCGCGTGATTGATTATGGCCCGATGGCGGCAACGTTCGCGGGCGTGACGATGAGTCAACGCATTGCCAACAATGACATGATCCTCGGCATGCAGGATGCGACCACCAGCCCCACGCGATTCGCCCGCTTCCGGGCAACAAGTACGGTCAACACGAGCCTGATCTTTGAGTCGGCCTATGTGCATACTGGCACGCCCGGAGCCAACGATACCGAGACGACCACGTTCACGCTTCCCAACGGTGGCACCACCGCAACCGCGCATCGCTATCGGATTGAAGTACTTACCGACCGCGTGCGCGCCTATATTGATGATGTGTTGGTGGCCGATCACGCCACCCACATGCCCGACGCCTATGATGTGCTAACGCTGATCGCAGGGCATATCAACGGTACCACCCCGGCCACTACCACCAGCCTGGCCATTGATGCCATCGGGATCAACAACTTTAATAAATTAGCGATTGCCATTGCCTCCAATAGCGAGAGTATTGTCGCCACGAATGCGCCAATGGTAGCAGCCTCCGGCAGCGCGGCGGCCAATAACACCAACCTTGTAACTCTTGACTGTCAGCAGTATCGTTATCTCGTGTTTGAACTATCCGGCACGTTCGTGGGCACCGTCTCATTTCAACAGGCATCTGATGCGGCGTTTACGACTGCCAACGCGCTCACTGCGTTCACCATCGCTGGTACGGCGGTGGCATCATCAGCAACCGCCGTTGGCGTGTGGGTCGTACCAGCCCAAGAGCGCTATGTGCGCTTCCGAACGACCGCCTACACCAGTGGTACGCCGACCATCACGGTGTTTGGTTCGCAGCAAGCGCCGCCCCTATCGGCCATTCAGGCGATTCAGGCGGGAACCTGGAATATCGGCACGGTCACCACCGTTACCACCCTGACGACCCTGACGAATATCACGAACTGGGGGAACATTGCCGATAATGCCGCCTTCACGGATGGCACGACTCGGCTTTCCCCATCTGGCTATATTTTCGATGAAGTGGCGGGTACGGCCTTAACGGAGAACGACGCCGCCGCCGCCCGCATTGACTCAAAGCGCGCTCAAGTGCTAGTGCTGGAAGATGCCACCACACGCGGCCAGCGCCAAGCGGTGAGCGCCACGGGCGGCGCATTGGCAGAACTCCAGCCACGCACCACGGGCGGCCTCTCGATTAGTCGCACGTTGAGCGCGGCAACGACCAACGCCACATCGGTCAAGGCCAGCGCCGGGCAGGTCTACACCATCATTGCAACCAACTTGAACGCTGCCGTGCGTTATCTCAAACTGTACAACAAGGCCACGGCCCCAACGGTTGGCACGGATACGCCCGTAATAACGCTCGCTATTCCAGCGTCTACTACGGGCGCGGGCTTTGTTCTCGATACGGGCGGCATGGGCATTGCGTTTGCAACGGGCATTGCCTTGGCACTTACCACGGGCATTGCCGATGCCGACACGGGCGCGGTTGCCGCCAATGAAATTCTTGTGAACCTGTTCTATAAATAGAGGAGTTAGGCTATGGCGCTACAATACTCGGTCACCGTCCGGAACGCGCAACTCGATCAGTGGGAAACCACGATCAGTACCACGCCGCAACTGAGGATCTACACCGGAAGCCCGCCCGCCGATTGTGCGACGGCGGCCAGCGGTACGCTCCTGGCAACCATCACGCTGCCATCGGACTGGATGGCGGCAGCCAGCGCCGGATCGAAAGCCAAGAGTGGCACGTGGAGCGTGGCAGCGGGCGCGAGTGGCACGGCTGGCTACTATCGGATCTACGATAGCACGGGGACGACCTGTCACGAGCAGGGAACGGTTAGTCTGAGCGTGGCAATCGCTACGAGCGCGCTTACGGCGGCCAATGGCAACGTGTTGACCTTTGCCAGCACCACAGGCGTGGCGGTGGGGATGAACGTCAGCGGTACGGGCGTAGTGAGCGGGTCAACCGTTGTTGCACTCACCAGTACCACCGTTACCTTGTCACTCACCAGTACCGCAGGCGTCAGTAGCGCCACGAGCATCACGTTTGGTGGTGAGGTCACACTCGATAACACCAGTATCAACAGTGGTCAAACCGTCACCATCACGACCTTTACCCGTACCATTCCGAACGCCTAGTGAGGTTGTCTTGTGTCGCTGCTTTTACTTCTTGACGCGGCTCCATCGGGCGGCATCTCTGGCAGTTCAACGACTGCACAGGATAGCCAGTCGGGCGTTGCGTCAGGATCGGTGGGGGTTAGCGGCGCAAGTCAGATCGCACAAGGCGCACAAAGCGGATCGGGCGTTGGGGCGGTTGGCATCGCTGGCAATAGTCAGATCGGCCAGTCTAGCCAAGCCACTACCGGATCGGGAGCCGTTTCACTCACTGGCACCAGTACCACCAACCAAGGCGCGCAATCAGGATCGGGTAGTGGCGGCGTCTCACTCACTGGAACCGCCACCATCCCGCAGGGCGCACAATCCGGCAACGCATCCGGCGTGGTCGGGAGCGTGCCAATCAGCGGCGATAGCGCCACGCAGCAAGGCGCGCAAGCCAACACCGGATCAGGATCGCTCTCGATTGGCGGAACCAGTCAGATCGGGCAAGGGAAACAAAGCGGATCGGGTGTTGGCGGGGTTGGGGTTGGTGGGAGTGCCAACGTTGGCCAGGGCGCACAATCCGGTACCGCGCTTGGCGTGGCACTCATCGGCGGCAACGCAGCCACGGCACAAGGCGGCCAACGCACCACCTCCAGCGGATCGATTGCACTCAGCGGATCTAGCCAGATTGCGCAAGGTTGGCAGACGAATAGCGGATCGGGTGCGGTTGGGCTGCTCGGTAGTAGCCTGGTGCTGCAAGGCACACAGGCCGGATCGGGTATCGGTTCATCGGGATCGATCCTCACCGCCTTTGTCTATGGCACGGTGCAAAGCCCTGGCGTAAACGGCACGGTTGCCAGCCCTGCGAGCGCGGGATCGATTATCGGCCCAAACCCGAATGGAACGATTGACAGTTAGATCGTGGTTAACCAAGACCGTGTCAGCGTGCGGAAAGCGTAGCGTGGAAGTCGTGCTCAGACACAAATTGCTGCATCTGCCGCGATCTCCTGAATTGAGAGTATGACTATGGCGTTACAAGACGCAATCCAAACTGATAGGCACGCAGGGCAGCGCATTACGTGGAGCGCGGGGAGTGCCGTTAAAGATCTGACCGGATCGACCATCACCGGAACGATCACCGACACCCAGACCAACACGACGCGGGCAATCACGGGTACGTTGGCACTGGTTACGGCGCTTTCAGGCATTTTTAGTTGGGCCTATAGCGCCGCCGATACCGCAACCGTGGGGAGCTATCAAGTGCAATTTACGGCCACCTATGGCGATGGCACGCCAGATAGCACGTTCCTGATGAATTGGCAAGTGCTGGTGAAACGATGAGTACTGATCTTTCGACTGACACACATGGTACGCCTAAAAAAGACGTACCCGAATGGCGGGATCGGTTTCTGACGTTTCTGTCTGAACATGGCAGTATCACCGAAGCCGCGAAAGCGTCAGGCATCGCTCGAATCACCGCGTATCGCGAACGCGCCATTGATCCGGTGTTTGCAGAGCAGTGGAAGTTAGCCCTTGATCTTGGTGTTGACGCCTTAGAAGATCAGGCCAAAATGCGCGCCTTGGCCATGAGTGACACCCTGCTGATCTTCTTACTAAAAGCCCACCGCGAGAAGTATCGCGAACTACCACGCGGCGCATTGAACCTGAACCTGAACCTCGACGACCTACAGAGCATGAGCGATGACGACCTGGAACGGCTCAAGCAACAACTTGCGTGAACGCGCTGCGGTGCTTGTCGCAATTGAGTTAGAGCAGCGCAGACGTAAGCAACACACCCACCCACCAGATCCACCCACCACCGCGTTGGCGTGGGCAACGCAACATGCCCAGATTGTCCACCCCACACGCGGGCGCATCCCGTTTACCGCCTATCCGTATCAGGCCGAAAGCCTGCTCTCCAGCAACGCACCGCGCCGCCTGATCCTCAAGGCTCGCCAGATCGGGTATAGCCAGGTATTTGCCTTAGAAGCGCTGTACAAGGCCATCACGAAGCCGGAAAGCACGATCTTGCTGGTATCGCGTAGTCAAGATCTGGCGGTCAACCTGTTGCGTTCCTGCTACCAAGCCTACAACGGATTAAAAGACGCGCCTGCACTCACCAAAACCAACGAGAGCGAGATGGGGTTGAGTAATGGCAGCCGGATCAAGAGCATCCCCGCCAACCGCAGCACGGGCCGTGGCTTCGCCGCAAGTGACGTGTACCTCGATGAGTTCGCGTTTGCCGCCTATGCCGATGATATTTATCAGTCGGTGAGTCCAGCCGTCTCGCAGGGCGGAACCTTGACCATCGGATCGACGCCGCTTGGGAATGCGAACCTGTTCTATCAACTCTGGCAATCCGGCGCGGGCTTTGTACGCCAGCGCGTGCCGTGGTATCGCTGCCCGGCCTACAATCCCGACGGCTTTAGCGTTCCGCTCGATATAACGAGCCAATCCATTGGCGAGCAGGGCGCGTGGTATGCCAGGGAGCGCACGAATTACACCGACCAGCAGTGGGCCAGTGAATACGAGTGCGATTTCGTGGCCAGTGGTGCGGCGGTATTCTCGGTTGCCAGCATCGACAGTGCTGGGGATGGCGCGAGTGGCACCACGCCGCCAAAAAACGAACGTAGTTACCTGATGAGCGTCGATGTAGGCCGCCGAAAAGATGCAACCGTACTAAACGTGTTTGACACGACCGAGGAGCCATTCCAGCGCGTCTACCATGATCGGCTGCTGCGCGTGTCGTATCCGGCGATCCAAGCGCAGATCGAGCGCGTGGCGGCTGTCTATCCTGGCACGGTTTGGATCGAGTCCAACGGCGTTGGTGATCCGCTGATCGAGAACCTTGCTATTCCGGTACAGCGCTTCGTGACGACACAACGCAGCAAAGTCCAAGCGATTCAGGCGTTGCAATTGTTACTCGAACAGGGCCGATTGAAGGCCGAATGGACAGAGCAGGAACGGCGGGAACTGACGCTCTACCAGTGGGATGATCGCGACATCGTGCAAGATTGCGTCATGTCGCTGGCCATTGGCGCGGCGCAACTCGTAAACATAGCAGGAGGCTGGCTGGTATGGCAGGAGTAAATATCAACACCAAGAAGATCGGCAAGGCGGTGTACTATCTGCGCATTCGGCGGCGTATTTTGGCTGAGATTGATCGGTTGCGCGCTTATACACGGCCCGATTATCGACAAATTCAATGGCAGATGGATC